ATCGGCTGCGCTGCAGTTGGCCCGCCCGGCATTCCGCCGCTGAGGCCAGCGCCGGGGAATGGTGCGGGACGGTTCTGCCCGGCAAGCGGCATCTGTGCTTGCGGCGGCAGCTGCGGCATCTGCGCTGCAGGTGGAGGGTTCTGGATGTTCATCAGCGCCTGCGTGATGCGGTCACGGGCGTTCTGCGGCCCCAAGGTCGCCTGAGGGGCAGCGTTGCTCGGCAGATTGTAAGGCATCACGCAGCCTCCTTATGATCTGTGACCAGTGAAATGCGCGGCCTCTCTCGGTCGCGCCGGTTAAACTTGTTCTCGGCCCACGCTTCGTCGGTGAGCGTGCAGATCACGCCGTGACGATCGCGCCCGTACATCCGGGGAATTTCAACGAAGTTGAAGCCGTAGGCCGCGAGCTGACGAAGCAGCCGCACGTTCTCGGCCTGCACGCGCATCACGACCATCTGACAATGCAGTTCAAGAAACGGATAACCGAACATCCGCCGCAGCGTCTCGCGCGTGAGCCAATTCTTACCCGGCAACGCAGCGCCGCTGATCTCGATGGTCCCGGCTTCCGGGTTCCAGTTGGTATAGACAATCCCGGCGATCAGCTTTCCGGCGTCATCGATCACACCGATGGATTTTGCGTTCGACGGGAAGCCACGCCAGCCCACATGGTGAACCAATGACGCCACAAAGCGCGCGATGATCTGATCCTGCCCGTAGACGTAGCGGAGCATCATTTGCCGCCTCCGTCGCCGCCGTCACCTGACCCACCTTCACCGTCGCCGCTATCGCCGCTGTCTCCAAACATGCCGGATGAAATGGCGGCATCGATGGCCGCTGCAACGGAATCACTGTTGTCCATCGCAGCGGCTACCGCCTCATCCATCGCGGCTTGCTGATCCGCAGTCGTGTAGCCGGGGTCTGGCGAATAACCCCAGCTCGCCGGGGTCGTCTCAACGCTGTAGCCGGGGTTGGTCAGTGAGGCGTTGCTAGTGACCAGATCGCCCATCGCCTGCGGACCCTGAAAACCAGTGAACCCCGGCGACAGGTTCGAGGCGGCATCGACGTTATATCCGGCCGGGTCGCTCGCTTGCGGGCCGCCGAAGCCGGGGCCGCCGTTGATGCCGAAGCCAATGCCAGAGTTGGCGAACGCGCCGCCCGTGTTCATGCCGCTAAAGCCAATATCAGCAGGCGAGCCGAGAGCGTCGAAGGCGCTCGACACCATATCGTTCGCGGACAGCGCAAAGCCAGGTGACGGTGACGGATTCCCGCCCTCAAGCGCGCCCATCGAATCAAACATGCCGCCGGGCGCCTGAAAGCCCTGATCGCCCGTGATGTTGCCCGATCCAGGCGCTCCAAACATTCCTGCGCCCGTGAAGCCGTAACTTCCAACAGGGCCGGGTGCATCGGGACTACCGGGAGAGCCGGGAGAACCGGGACCGCCAAAGCCAGGACCGCCGAACGCGCCGCCCTCTTGCGGGCCGCCGGGATCGTTGAATCCGAGCGCGCCAGTCACATCGCCTGCGGTGCCCAATCCCGCGCCTGTCAAGCCGCCCGCATCGCCGCCAGCAGTGGACGGGATAATGCCACCTGCGAAGCCGTTACCTGCAGGCAGGTTGCCGCCAAACATCTGCGGTGCCCCACCAATGCCGGTGATAGCTGCAAACGTCTGCGGCGCTTGCTGTGCGAGCAGCGCAGCCGTAATGGCAGCGCGTGGATCGTAGTTCGCAGTGCCCGGAACAGTAGGATCGATCATCATGTCCTCACACGTTCACGCCCGCCCGCTCGAACGTCGCCGCGATGGCGATCAGTTCGACGTTCGGTGCTGCTTGCTGGGCAACCGTCACCTGCACGATGGGTGCATGGGAGAACCCGGATTTGCCGACCGACTTCCACATCGTGTTGCGGCTCGGTCCGGCACTGACTGAAGGCTGATCGAACAACATCACGTCCCAGAGCCCCTGATCGAATACGTCTTGCAGACCCGGATCAGGAGGAGGAGGAGGAGGATGCGGAACGGTGAGAATGAAATCAGTCGCCGCGTCGAGTTGTGGATCGAACGGCTGCGCACCTGTCGCCGTGAACAAGGCGCGCGCTTGGTGCCAGACACCGACTGCGCCTTGCGACTGGAACAGTTCCCAGCCGCCGACCAGTGTAGCCACGTAGGACACGCCATCATCGTAGCCGGTGCGGTCGGCCTGCTGGATCAATCCATTCTGCGTGCCGAAAAACATATCGCCCCGAAGGCGCATGAAACACGTCGCGTCCCAGCCCTTGAAGCGACACCATGCGCCGGTCGCGGCATTCGCAACACCGCAATACTGATTACCGACTGTGCCGCCCGGCCATGTCACGAATAGGCCGCCGTACTCCTCCCAATTCTTCATTGTCCAAGGGTAATTGCCGCGCTTCGCAAGCACCTCATCGCGCCACATCGGCTTAATGGTGCGAGTGAGTGCAGCAAGATCAAGCTGTTCGGCGGTCTTGGTGATGGCTTGGCTGATCGGAACGATACCTTCAACAGTCGCGATCAATAGATCGCCACCAAGGGGAATGTGCGCGTTCATCCCGAGAGGCGGCGCGATCTTGTAACGGCCTTCCTGCCGCCAGTTGCTGGCGTCACCAGGATTGCTGCCCGAGAAGATCAGCAACTCGCCTTGGTCGGTGCAGAACACACACTTATCATCGATGCCGTCGCCCGCATCGATCGACCAACTGGCACCGAACAACAGTTTGCCGCCGAGCGAAGCGGCCCCTGAAAGTGGAATTTTGGCGAGCGTTCCCGAATTGCTGTCAATGCCGAGATACCAAGCGTTCATTGAGCTTGCTTCGATGAAAAACAGGCGGCCTCGGTATTTCCAGACATAGACAAGGTTCAAACCATGTTCGACGTTCGACCCGCCCGGCCCGTTGATCTCGTCTCCGCTCAGCGTCGTCCATGTCGTGCCGTCAAACGATAACGGGTAGTCAGCACCGTCGTCATTCACCGCGATCAGCGTTGCGTCATTCGCCGTGTTGGTAATCTGCGCTGCGACCCAATTGCCGCTGTGCATGTCGCTCGCAATCAGGACCGGCGTGTCCTGCTCGGTCACGTCATAGAGCTTGTCGGCCTGTGCCGCGTACATCCTCGCTACGTTGCCGAAGATGTACTCAAAGCCGGAAATCACCGGCTTGCGGTCGGGGTCGTCTAGATCGAGGCCGTCGTGCAGATCGATCCAGCGCAGGCATCCTGCCCGAAGTTTTACACTCCGCTCGGTGGGGAACCAGTTGTCCTGAATGATCGCGCCGCCCGCAGACATGAAGGCTTGGTTTTCATCCAGCACGATGCCGCGCGTCGGCGCAGGAATGTTGATGGTGCGCAGAGATTGAGCAGACTGTGGATCAACCGGCACACGCCGGAATGCGGCGTGGTTGCTCATGACGGCACCGGGAACGGATACGCGATTTTCGTGGCCGCCGAGATCGGCAGCCGATCAATAAGAACAGGCGCCGGGCTGTCCTTGCCCATCGCAATGGTGAGAGCGTCACCGTAGGTGCCCATGTCCTCTGCGTAGGGCGAACCTTTCTGCGCCTTCCACTGCCAGATCATGCCGAGTTTGAGCAGGCGTTCATCGATCCGGAACGTGTCGTCATCGGCCTGAAAGCGGTCGTTCACTCCACCAGCGGCCAATGTGACGCAGTTCTTGTCGAGATAGCCCCACGTCATCGTGGATGTGTTCGCTGGTGCCGTCGCGAACAACATCTGCCCGCCCGCGATGGTCCACTCGCCGCGCGAGTCGTTCCAGTTACGGGCGCGCCGTTCGGTCCACTCATCGAAGTCGGGAATGAACCGCAGTGTCAGCGTCGGAGAAACAGAGGAACGCACGTTGGCGGTGAGCAACATGCGCTTATAATCCACCGGCAGATCGAATGCGGTCTGCACCCCATCGCCGGTGTAGGTCTTGAGCTTCTTCAACGCCGTCCAGTCGCGCGTGTCGTAAGCAATGCGCTGCGCCATCTCATTGGCGAGCGCGACCATCTCCTGCATGGTGCGGTTGCCGCTCAAACCGGCAAACACGGAGGTCGGCAACGAAACGCCGACCACCGCGCAAACGTCCTGCACCACACCCAGGATGGTCATGCAGCCTTATCCTTCGGCCGGATGTCCTGGGCCATCCGAAGCAAGGTCTTTCGGGTGAGCTGCCCTTGCGGGGTATGGCCTGAGTGCGTGGTGATGAAGTCACGCAGTTGGTCATCAGTCATGTCGTCAAACCGGCCACCGGATGCTGGTTTATGCTCCTGCAGCCGCTGTTCCAGTGCCGACTTGTCCTCCTCCAAGAGAGCCACGCGCGCACGCAGCGCTTCGTTCTCTGCGGCGGTACGGGTGTTGACGGACTTGGACTTGGCGTCCTCCAGATATTCGATGGCGCGGTTTTTCAGATCACGCCCACCACCGCCGAGGTTTTTCAGTTCCTGCCCGTCAACGTGCGCAAGCTGTTCGACGGTGTAGACATTCATCGCGCGGAGTTCGGCGCGGCGCCCCTCGGTGAGGAACGGCGCATAATCAAGCGGCGTACCGGCGATAGTCTGGTGCTGCTGCTGCTTGAACTGCTGGTACTGTTTGCGGAAGCGTTCGGCGTAAGTGACCTTGACCTGCGCGCCCGTGTTCGGGTCGATGTCCCAATGCGAAACCGCAGTTGCCGGTTGAATGCTCGAATTGCGTGAGCCGGGAGAGCGGATTTCGCACACCTCGACATCATCAAAAATTGGGCGCCCTTCTTTTGCGCTCTTGGCTTCATTGAGCACCGCGTGGTTCTTGAACACCACGACAAGCGCCGCATCGGTATTCTTCTCTGCAAGCATCTTTTAATCCTTCGCCGTCTGAGGGCGTGTTAGAGGTGGGTGGGACCGTCGCCGGAAGGCAAAGCGACGGTCCCGATTTTCCCAGCAGCAACGGGGGGACGGGCTGCCGCTGGAAACGCTTATGGGCTACTGTCGTACATGCGCCAGTTGAACATCGGGTTGGTCTGGGTGAGTTCGCCCATCCAGCCGATGAACTGAGCAACAGCGTCCTTGTCGATCGGCATCTGGCCGTCACCCTCGAACAACTTGTCGAAGTTGCGGTTCGGGTGATAGCGCAGGCGGAACGAGTCGGTGTTCAGGCCGAACGTCGTGTTCGCCGGCATGTTGGAGCCGATACCGCCATCGAGCACGATTTCGGCGCGCTTGCCGCCGCCGATGTACTCAAGAGCAGTAAAGCCCAACTTGCCGAGCGAGGTGTCGTTGGTCTGACGCTGGATCGCGACAGTCGCCGCGTCATACGCCGCGTAGTGCTCCGGCGACATGATGATGAGGTCGGCATACTGCCGGCCACGCGAACGGCTGGTCATGATCGAGTTGAGGAACGGGCGGATCGTGTCCTTGTCGATGCCCGTACCGATGTCGGTGTTGTAGCTGTTCACATCGAACGTCGAGGTGCGCCAGATCGTGGCGGTCGAGCGGTCGATGCCGCCATAGGTGCCGGTGTTAACAACAATCGGCACAGCAGTCGCAAGGCCGGTGAGCTGCTTGCCGCCGTTGGCGGTGCCGTCCGAGTAGAGGGCGGCGTCCATGGTATCTTCGAGCGAGCGCTCGGCAGCATCCATGTACTCGTCCATCACGTCGAGCAGCTGGTTTTCGCCCTGATTGTTCAGGATTTCCTGCATGGACAGGATGATGGGCACCACGACCATTTTCGGGTCGAAGTACGCATCATTGAACAGATCAATGGCGGGGTTGAGCAGCTGGTCGTAGCCCGAATACCATTGGGCCACCTGCTTTGCGATTTGCAGAGTCTGACGAATGCGCGGCCCGCTGTAAGTTTGCCACAATCCCTTGCGGCGCATCACGGCGAGAAGCGCGTTGTTGTTGGAAACGAGGTCCTCGTATGAGGACGAGCGGTCCTCCAGCGCCATCGAGAGGATTTGCTGGTAGGCCGCGTTGGAGTTGATGTTCGGCATTGCCGCTCCAAAGGGTTACGGGTTCAGAGCGAGGCGTTCACGCGCTTGATTGCGCTCGCGATTGCCTCGCGGCGGCCGACCGGCTTGTTGCTGCGTCCCGTGCCGTTTGAGGTGCCACCAGGTGCGCCGCTGATCGAGCGGTCGGGAGTACGGGTCTGAGCCGTAGTGGAGCGGGTCTGAGCCGCTGTAGCTGTGCGGGTCTGAGCCGCAGTGGGGCGCAGAAGCTCTGCGCGCTTGTACGCGGTTTCCAGATCGTAGCCGTGTTTGACTTCGGCTTCGATCAAATCACCGAGTTCATCCAAACGCGGGTGGGTCGCCGCGAAATTATCGACGGCGCCGCGCGTCTGGTGAAACGCAGAGGCATATTGCACTTGCTGCTGCGCTTTTTCAAGTTGAGCAATCCGCTGGTTCGCCTGTTGCAGCTGATGGCTCTGCGCCATCACAGCGTTCCTTGACTGCAAAAGCTGCTGCTGCTCGGGGGTCTGGTTTACGATATGCCATGCAACGTCACGAAGCGTGAGCTTCTTTCCCGCGTGGTCGCGCAGATTGAGATTATCGATGATGACATCGAGCCCGCCGACCACATCGCCGCGAAGTTTTTGCTCCATCGCGGTATAGTTCTGCAGCGCCTTCTGCAGCGTCGTGCCCTGCTGCTGCGCCATCTGGTGAAACGGGCGAATGGCGTTCATTGCCTCGTGGTCGCCGCGATACTGCTGATAGGCGCGGCTGAACTCGTTGTGCAGGCGGTGAACATCCGCTCGCACGCTCTCCGGTGCTTTCGCCCAATCGGCCTTCGCCGCTTGACTCATTCGCTGCAGCGGCTGATTCCAAGCGGCGCGTTGCTGTTCGGTAGTCTGCTGCTGACCCTCGGGATGATTTCCCTGCTCTGACCGCACTTGGCCGGGATTGGCCGCACTTTCCTCTTGACGCGCAGCGAAATGACCATGTTCGGCGCGCGGCTGCGGCTCCTTCGGCTGGTCCGCAGGGCGCTTGCGCAGATCAATAGTCGGCTTCTCGGGATCAACCTTCGGTCGTTCGTGTTTCGTTCCCTCCTTGGATTTCTCCTTATCGGTAGCCTCTGGAGGGTTGTTGTGGCCCGGCTTTGCGTCGGCGGCTTTTACTTCCCCACGGGCTTTATCGTGCCGCTCAAAGGCGCGCTGGATCGCTTCACGCCGTGAAGGGGGACGATCAGGGACTTGCGAGCCAACCGGCGTCGGCGTGCTGGTCTGATTGGTTTCAACCGGCACCTCAGCCGCAGGGGCGGGGCTGGCATCGGGTGCTACAGTCACGTCAGACATAATTGCTCCTATGACCCGCTCGATATTTCTCGACCGCAGTCTGCAGCGCCTTGCGCCGCGCCTGCTTCACTTCCCGTCTGTTCGAGGAGCGAACATGCGGCTTAAATTTCTCGTTGCCGACCTCGATTAAGCCCAATGCCCGGCCGACCGCACGAAATTGCGCCTTCGATGTGTAGAACTTCCCATCTACTTGCTCGGTGGGCTCCATCTCATCGGAGATCACATTCGGCATTGGTAAAGACGAGCGGGCAGCCGGCGTGCGATCACGCGCAACGACAAAGCGGCCCGGCTCGATCTCCACCAGTTCGATCATTTGCGCTTGGCCTTCGCTTTCTTGGCCTTCTTGGCTTTCGGCTTGCCCTTGGCTTTCTTTGCCTTCGCCTTGCGAGCAGGCTTGTCTTTCTTCGCTTTCGTCTCGCGCTTGGCCTTCGGCTCGTCCTTCGGCACCTCCGGCGGGGCTATGTCCGACCCCGGCGGTTCATTCGGGCTGAAGATCGGTCGCGTCGTGCCCATCGCCTCACCTTCAACCGGATGTTCAGGCGGCGGCGCGGGATTCGGTCCCGTTGTTTCGCCCCGCTTGGGCGCATTCGGGTTGCGCGGGTCAAAACCACGCAGCCGATCTTCATGATGTCGGGCGCGCTCACGCTTCGTCT